AGGTGAAGAGAATACAAATATTATTAAACAAAACACGTGAAGAGTATGCACGTAAAGACGATGTAAAAGATGATATGCATGATTTAATGGATGCAATCAAAAGACTAGAAGATAAACTAGATAAGATATTAATTGGAGCTAAATAGTGGCTATATTTACAGGTTTTAAACCAACAGGATTACAGAAAATTGCTAATAGACTTGGTTATGCAGGTTCATTAGATAACTTTGAAAGTTACCTAGACCAAAATCCTGAAAAGAAAAGACAGATGACTGTTTACGAAGAATCAGCTAGGCAAATGGCTAGAGGTGGTGTAGTTAAAATGCAAGAAGGTGGTCAAGCAGACCCTAGAGCATTAACACAACAAAACATACCTCAACAAAATGTTACTGAAAGCTCATCTATAGGAGAAGTATCTGCTCAACAAATGCTTAATCCTGCTTTACCAACAGGCACAACAGTAGTTCCTGTAGGCACACAAGCAACTGCTGACCAAACTGTTAGTGGTGGGCAAGTAACAGGCACTGTTGCAGTTCCCACATCTATGGCTACAACAACAATGTCTAATCAGCCTACTGTGCAACAAGCTAATTTAATGGATGCTCAAAATGTAGCAGAACAAGTTAATACTTCATTAGATACATTACAAGCTGCACAAACTGTTGAAAACGACCCAAGAGCACAAGTGTTAGCAGCACAACAAACTGCTACAAGTGTAGGTAACTTATCCTCTGCTCAAGGTAATGCTATATTAATGACTAATCCTGTACAGAGGCAAATTCAAACAGGAGAACTTGTAGACTCAGTAGCTGATGCAGAAAAGGCAAAGGCATTTACGGAACAAGTTCAGGCAGCAACTGCTACTGCTAGTGACCAAGCAACTGTGGCAGGACAACTTGCTACATTAACTTCAAACTTTGATGCTACTAACCCACCTGCATGGGCAGCAGGAGCAATCAGAGGTGTTCAAGCAGTAATGCAACAAAGAGGTTTAGGAGCTTCTAGTATAGCAGGTCAAGCATTAATTCAAGCTGCAATGGAATCTGCTATACCTATTGCTCAAGCAGATGCAAGAACTATTGCTACATTTGAGGCACAGAATTTATCTAACAGACAACAGAGAGCAATGTTAGCTGCTCAACAAAGAGCACAATTTATAGGACAAGAGTTTGACCAATCCTTTCAAGCGAGGGTGCAGAACTCTGCAAGAATAGCAGATATAGCTAATAAGAATTTTACTGCAGAACAACAAATAGCTTTAGAAAATAGTAGGGCAGTTAATACTGTTAATTTAAATAATTTGTCTAATAGACAAGCATTAACAATGGCAGAAGCATCAGCTTTAGCTCAAATGGATAGTGCTAATTTAAGTGCAAGGCAACAAGCTGCAGTTCAAAATGCTCAAAACTTTTTACAGACAGATATGGCTAATTTGTCTAATTTACAACAAACTAATTTATTTAAGGCACAACAAAGAACGCAGTCTTTATTCACTGACCAAGCTGCAGAAAATGCTCGTAGACAATTTAATGCTACTTCACAAAACCAAGTAGACCAATTCTTTGCTAATTTAGGAACACAAGTATCACAGTTTAATGCTACACAAGCTAATGCTCAAGCACAATTTAATGCAGGGCAATCTAATACTGTAGAAAGATTTAATGCAGAACTTAATAACCAAAGAGACCAATTTAATGCTCAAAACCAACTTGTTATATCTCAAAATAATGCTCAATGGAGAAGGCAGATAGCTACTGCAGATACTGTGGCAGTCAATCGTGCTAATGAATTAAATGCTAGTGCTTTATTAAATATGTCTAAAGAATCATATGATAATCTGTGGCAATATTATGCAGATACTATGGAGTGGGCATGGACAAGTGCAGAAGGTGAATTAGATAGACTTAACAAATTAGCTACTGCAAATATAAATGCAGATGCTATGACTAAATCAACAGAAATGGAAGCAGATGCAAAAGCTGCATCAGGATTAGGTAGTATGGTAGGAACTATTTTAACTGCAGGTTCAGAATCCTTAGTAGGTTCTTGGTTTTCTTAAAGGATAATTTAATATGTCAACTTATATTGATAATAATCGTAAATCTTGGTTTGTTATAGACAAAGAGTTAAAGAACAGAGAAACTAAACCTATAACAACGAATAAAAAAACAGGTTTGTTTAAGAAGCCTGATAAAGACATGTCTAATGAAATGAATGAAGTTAGTGAATATGTATTAGCTGTAAGAAATATATTTAAAAAAAATATAGAAGGGGAAAGTAGTTAAAATGGCAGATGCTGTAGAACGTGAACTTGATTTAGATGCTCCAATAGCAGGAATGTCATTAACACATGAAGTGGGTGCTAGACCTTGGCAATCTCCCCCTCAATATAATACTATTGAAGAGGCTTTAAGTTTTTACTTACCTAGAATAGGAGACCCAAATTATATAGGACAAGTTATAGGTTTACTTGAAAGTGGTACATCTTTAACTACAATAGCTGAAACAATGACTTTAGTAGGAGCTATGGAAGGCAAACATAGTATTGATGTAGCAGTTTTAGTTAATCCTGTAATTGTAGAATATTTAAAAGGTATTGGTGATTTAACAGGAACTGAATACAATATAGACAACAAATCAGAAGATATAAGTATTACACCTACTATGGTGGAAAAAGCAACAAAAGAGTTGCAAGGTGAAAAAGAAGTTAGTGAAGAAGTACAAACAGAGATAGAAACTTTAGGAGAAGAAACTCTAGAAAAGGCAAAAACAGGACTAATGGCTAGAAAAGATAAACAACAAGAAAACATTGTAGAAGATGAAAATATAGAGGAAGAAATATAATATGGCATTTTTTGGTAAATTAGGCATGGCAAGAGGTCTTGCTATTGCAGGTGGAAAAGCTGCAGATATATATCGTATAGATGAAAAAGATAAAAGAAAAACTTTTATTGATCAATTAAATAAATTTGTTGATAATACTTCACCTAAAATAGCCAAAGCTACTGCAGGGCAAAGAACTATTTATACTAAAGTAAAAAAAGATTTAACTGGTATAGTAAATAACTTTTTAAAAACTAAAGAGTCTAATTTAAGTAATAATGCACTATACGAAATTGCTAGTGTTGTATATTCTTCTCATGGAAACAATATAAGTGATGTATATAAAGATGCAAGTGCAAGAAAAAAAGAACATGACATAAAGAAGGCTACAGGTAAAGCTATTAGTGATTTTAGTTATTTAAATTCTTTTATTGATGAAGGTTCATTAAAAGAGATAAGAAACAACAAGTCATTAAGAACTCTTGAACAAATTGCAAACAAATATGCTAGAGAGCTATCTCCAATGCCAACATTAGATTTAAAAGCAAAAGCATCAGCATTAGGTGCATATAAGTCAAGTGCTTTTTATAAACCTGATGAAGATAAAATATATAATCAATTAATTGCTGCTACAGGTTATCAAGGACCTGATAAAGCTATAGGTGAAGGACCTAATATAAGATTTCAAGTTCAAGGTGCTACTCTAGCAGAACAAATGGCAGCAAAACAATCAAAGCAAAATCTTAAAACATCAAAAAAACAATATGATTTTCTAGAACCACAACTAGCATTATTGAGAAATAAAGTAAATATGATACCACAAAAAAATAAAAAATTAATTAATGAATTAAAATTTCAAAATTGGAAAATAGAAGATAGACCTCAAAACGTAGAGATGAAAAATTTACAACAAGAAAAAGCGAAACTAGATAATAAAAGAACAAAAAATGCTCTACAACAAGAGAAAAAAGCTATTGCTCTTGGAGATTGGACATTAGACAACATTACTAAATGGTATAAATTTAATAGAGATGATGGATATGCAAAAATTGCAACGGGATATTCAAATGGTCAATTCATCTTTGGCAGTAACAAGGCAACAGAAATTAATAAAGTAAAGCAAAATGCTTTTGCTAGTATATTTCAAAAAATAAGAGAGGCTGAAGGAGAAACCGAAGATGGTGCGAAACGTCTTTACGCAGAAAAAATACTAGGGAATGCTGATGTAATTGCAAATCTTAATGTGATAGCACAAAATATAGAACCTATAACTCCAGATGATATGACAGTTCCCGAACTTGGAAAAATTTATCTAGATGCAAATAATAAAAAATATATATATTTGGGTCTTGGGGGTAATTTTAATGAAATTAGATTACTGCCAAACTAGAAAGATAGATAAATGCTATTAAAAGACAGTAGAACACTAGAAGAAATACAAGAAGATTTTAACAGACCCCCTGTTATCCCACCTAATATTGCAGTATCTGAAACAGAAAAAGTTGAAGCATCTGTTGATGAATCTAAATTACTTTCCAAACAAGACTTAATAAATGACACACAATACCAAAATGACTACCTTCAATGGAGAGAAGATAGAGTTGGTACTAAAAAAACTATTGGTGCTAGTTATGTGGCTATACCTTTTTTAAAGCAAGAGTTAACTGCAGAAAATATAGTTGATGATGCTATAGATACGTTCCGATTTGACACTTCTAATGAAATAAATGCAGCACAAGCAATAGATTTTTTACAATCAACACTTACAAAAGAAAAGGAAGCTGTAGAAAATTATAATAATGCTACAACTGATGTTGACAGAAAAAAGTATCAAGCACAAGCTACAAAATTTGCAGAGCAAAGAGCAAGAGCTGCTAGAGTTTACAAAAAAACAAATCGTCTTGCTAGTATATTTAATAGTAAAAGATATGAAGGTCAATCTTTAACAGATAATATAATTGATGCAGTTGATGCTGTAGGTGGTCATGTAGCTGCTAATATATCCTCTCCTTTATTTGCACTTTCTGCAGGTATAGGTAAAGAAGTAGTTAAATATACAGGCACAAAACTAGCAGGTAAAACTGTTGCTCAATATCTTATTGGTATAGCTTCTACTGCTAGTATAGATATGGCTCAAGCAGGTATAGTAGACCATGTAGTGCAAGGTGCAGAAATAGAAATGGGCATTAGAGATGGTTACGATACAACTAGAACATTAACAGCTATGGGAACTTCAGCTTTAATATCAGGTAGTATAAATGCCTATTCAGTTAGAAACATGTTAAAATCTCCTAGTATGGAGAGTATATCTAAAAATATAAGAGAGGCAGTACAAAAGGTTCAAGATGGTCAAATGGCTAATGCCAAAGCTAAAATAGCATCTAACAAAGACCTCAGTAGTTTTTTTGAGAAAAACTTTTTAGAAGATTTACAGGTAGCATATGGAAAAGATGCAGTTATAAAAAATGCAGATGGAACTTTAAAAGAATTTAATGAAGAAGCTATAAAGGAGTTTGGTAGAAAAAAAATAAAAGAACTAGCAAAAGGTAAGTTGAGTCCTAAAAATGAAGTAATAGAACCTGCTATGAATAAGAATATGTATACTAGATTCATAGGTGCAGCAACAGAAATATTTGAAATAGCACAAAAGGACATATCAGCTATAGTTGAAAAAGACGTTCCACTTGAAAGTTTAGTAAGAACACAAAAGTTATTAAATCCAAAACTAAGAAAAGGGGAAAAAATAAGTTCTAGAATATTTGAAATACTGACAGATAAAAATATAAAAAAAGATTTACCCTATGAAATACTTGGTAAATATGGGGTTACTGCTAATGATATGTCTGCTATGCTATTAGCACAAAGTAGTGAATATGCAAAAGGACTAGCAGCATTATCTGTGGCTAGAACTAAATTAAGTAGAGCTAATAGAAAAGTTACTGCAGAGGAAGCTGCCGAAGAAGCTGCAGAAGTAGCAGTTAAAAATAAGTTTGATGAAACATTTTTAAGACTAGAAAATGCACGTAGAGCTGCTCTTGTTTCAGGTGTTGCTACTGCTATGAGAAATGGATTGGCTCAAGTGCCTAGAGTAGGAATAGATACTTTAATATACGGACTTGAAAGTGCAATAGACCCAACAAAAACTTTTTCAAGAAAAGCTACTATGGCTCAAATGAAGTATACATTTTTTGATAATTCAGAATCTGCAATTATATCTGACTTTTTGCTTGATAATTTTAGTGAAGCTAAAAGAAGAATGTGGAGTCAGTATAGTGAAGTAAAACAAAGAGTAGGAAAAAGAAACCCTAACCAAGAGGTTTTATCCAATACAGATGTAGACAATTTAGGAAAACCTAAGTTTCTTCAAAAGGAAAAATATAGTCCTATAAGTATATATGAAGGTGCTATTCACCACTTTAACATATTTAATAGATACCAAGAGTCTTTATTCAGAAGAGGTGGCTTCATGGCTTCCATTGAAAGACAATTAGTTAATCAAGGAAAAGATTTAGATGAGGTATTAACAGCAGGAACTTTTGCAAGAGATATAGATGAAAAAATGATGGCAAAAGCAGTTGACGATGCATTGGAATTTTCATTTGCTGCTCAACCTGAATTTGCACCATTTGCTGTTATAAATAATGCCATTACAAAATCTAGAGTTGGTACACTTCTTATACCTTTTCCAAGATTTATGATGAAAGCTATGGAAATGTCATACAACTATAGTGTATTTGGAGCAGCAACAGGTTTAACAAGAGTAATAACTAGGGGTATGAGAAAATCTAATCCTAATGTAGATGGTGTTTTTATGCCTAGTAAAGATTTTTTAAGTGACATGAAAAAATTATCTACTGAAGGAGATGAATTTGGAAGATTCTTTGGTACAGGAAAAAATGCAGGAACAAAGGCATATAAACAATTAGCACAAGGTATTGTAGGAACTTCTATTTTAATGCCTCTAGGATATTTGTTACGTGACCCTGAAAATGATGTAGCAGGTTCAGAATGGTATAAGTTAAAAGATGGTATGGGTAATGAATTTGATGCAAGAGTTTATGGACCTATAATAACTCCTTACTTATTAATGGGAGAAATAATGCACAGGATGCAGAGAGGATTACCTTGGGGTGATGCTTCAGAAATATTAGAAGGTGTAACAGGTGCAAACTTTAGAAGTTTTTATAGCATAGATAAAACAGGTGCAGAATTAATTCGTTATTTTCAATCAGGACAAGATGATGATTTAGCAAAATCTATGGCAGCATTTGGAAGAATATTAGGTGAAGCATCTTCAGGTTATTTACAACCATTTTATCAATTTGGAGATTTAAGAGCAGAGGCAGATAGAAAAAGAGATTACAAAGAAAACCCTGTCTATGAAGATGGAATGGATGCTTTTCTACAAGAATTTAGCTTACCTTTTAAACGAAGAATAGATGCATTTGTGGATAACCCTGAAATTCCTTATAGTGCATCTCCAGTGGATGCTAGAATACCTGAAAGAATTTTACCTTTTATGAAAGTAATATTTGGTGCAACTTTAAATAGAGTTCCACCTGACTATATAGCTAAACTAGGACAATTAGGTTTTGGCTATAAAGATTTTATGGCTAAATCAGCTTTTCCTGAAGTAAATAGAGTAGCTAACAAGTTAACTGCAGAAGGTATGCAAGAACAAATGCCTACTCTTTTACATAATCTATTTGAAATTAACAAAATGAAAGACAATGAGGCTATAGGAATTATACAAGGTTTTGTATCAAGTTTGAAACAAGACACTTTCGCTGAAGCAAGAGGAATAAAAGAAGATGATAATCAATTATTAACTGCTTTAATGAAATATAAAAGATTACCTGTTCGTAATAGAGTGTCTGCAAAAGCTAAATGGAAAAAGGCAAATCCTAATAGAGAAATAGACATGAATAATTACGAAATTGTGACTGCTTTATTTCTATTCGGTAGACAGGATAGTGAAAGGGGAAAAGCCTTTAGAACAATGCCTAAAAATCCGTTTCGTACTCCTATTAAGTAGCCAAATATCTTAATATACCCATTGCAAGTGCAACACTAGCTACCCCATTAAGCATTAACAATGCTCTATCATGCCAAAGATAAGCCATACAAGCTAACATTCCTGTGCCTATAAATGATGCACACAAATCATAAAAGGGGAACACCCCTACTGCTCTGCACGTTATCCCTGACATAATAAACAAAGACCCTATCCATTTAAGATACCATGATAAGTCATGGACAGGTGTAACTTTATTAACGAGTGTCTCCTGACCCTTGTAACTTTCCTCGTTGCTTTCTTCCATATAACTTCTCTAAATTATTATCCATTATCTTACCAAGACTTACATTCATTTCTGTTGCTAACATAGCACAATACCATAACACATCTCCTATTTCAGAGGCTACGTCATGGCTTGTACCATCTCGTATCTTCTTCTTAACTTTACCTGCAACCTCTCCTGCCTCACTTACAAGACCTAGAGCAAGATATGCTAATGCATCCTTCTTAGGATATATGGCAGTAGATTTTGCACCTTCTTGATACTTCTCTGCAGTTATAGAACTTTTATTTTTAGTTTCCATGAACTTCCTTGCTTCTTCTTCTAAATTCATTTTGTTTTACTTTCTCTAATTGTTTAAAGTAAGCATAGTTATATCCTCTTTGCCACTCTCTATATTGCATAGTATTAGAGTTATAAGGATTTTCAGTCGCTATAATTTTTATACCATCAACACTTCTAATATATTGGTTACCTCTAAATGCATTCAATCCTCTTTCATATTGAATACGTAAAGGTGCATCATATTTACTTAGATTCGGATTTCTTTTCTTTTGTTTCAACTTTTTCATCATCTTTCTTCCTTTCAAAATATTTTAATATCATGTTAAGTTTATCATCAAACTGTGCTACTTTATCCATTTCTTTGTCCATAGCATCTTGGATGTCTTGATGTTCTCCAATACCTACAGACCTAGTTAAAAGTATTTCTACGTTTGATATGTGTTTATTTATCATCCCCACATAGTAGGATTTGGCTGCTGCCAATAGCATATCTCTCATATTTATTCTCCTTTCTAATTAAATTAACTTGCTTCAATGTCAACAATTTCACATACACCTGCAGTACAGGCTAGTTCTTTGCTTCCACTTGTCGTATCTTCTTTTTCAAAGTCTTGCAACTTGCTCCAATCAATAGCAGGTGGCATTTCTTTTGTCAAGATATTATATTCTTTTTCTGTAATATCTTGGTAAGGTGCTTGTTTATAAGTGTGTTCACTAAAAGGTAAGAAAGATATACCTGAAACATCATCAAAGTTTTCATATACCCATGCTCCTACACTCATCCATTCATGTTCTTTTACAGACACAGTAATAGAAGGTTTGTGCTCACACCAATGTTTTTGGTATAGTAACCAAAAATCTAATTGCTCAATAGCAGACATAGCAGTTCTAGTAATAGCACCTGTAGGTGACTTCATAGGAAAGCTAAACACAGTTGTGCTATCAGGCTTCATAACATCAGGCTCAGAAGGAATACCTGCATCCTTCATAAACTGCGTAATGGGGTCTTTATTATCTCCTCTTACAGTTCTTATGTAGTAATCATTATGTCTAGCATGAATGCCACTAGCACTGTCTACTAACTGAGACACAGTTCCTGATGGTTTAACACAAGTTATGGCAGTGGATTGTGGTATATCTAAATCCTTAGATATCTTTTTATTTGTTTCTACTGCTACTTTTTTTAATTGCTCAAGTGTGTCAAACAAACCAACTTCATTTGGAGATAATATAGGACAATCAAGAATACCTGTAAGTGATACACCTAATAATCTTTCTTCTTCTGTATTATCTTTCCATATCTTACGTAAATATTTAAACTCAGTAAGAGTAGCTTGAAATGTACCAAGTATTGTAGCCATTCTAACTTTTTCTTTTAATGAGTTTAAAGTATCTGTCTCTCTTGCAACAACTTCAGTTAAATTACAGAACTGATAGGGTCGTAATATTATTTCGCTACAGGGATTACATCCAAAGAAATGATTATCATCTCGTCTACCATTTTCTGCTACTTTGTTTTTAGCAGATTTACGATTAAAGATACCACGTTCTCCTGACTTAGATTCATATAAGGATGTCCATTCTCTCATGAATGTACCCATCTCAGGCTTACCTTTAAATGCTACAGAGTTATTAGCTAATGCTCTTTGTCCTTCATTCTCCCACCATTGACCTGATTTTGCGTGTCTCATTTGGTCATCACCTAAGTTAGATAATGATATAAGGGCAGAACGTCTCACACCACCAACAACAACAACTTCACCAATCTTACACATAATATCGTGACATTCAATAGGAAATAGTCTTCTGTTCTTTGCATTTTCAAATTTCTCTACACAAAAGTCAAACAATTCTTCTAATGGTGCAGGACCACTTGCTCTGCCACCAAAAGTTTTAAGTCTAGCACCTGCAGGTCTAACCTGTGAAGTATCCCATTGAGGTATTTGTCCTACATATAACATAGCTATTAATTCACGCAATGCTTTACACCAACCTGTTCTGCTATCTGCAACTGTGATGATAGTAGTGCTTTCTTCAAAATGCTCATTGACTATAGGTAGTTTATCTACATTCTCTCGTTCAACAGAGAAGCCTACTCCTGTGCCATTCATTAATATATACATACATTCGTCAAAAGAACGAGGACTATCTACAGGTATATAACTGCAATTATAACCTGCTACATGACACCTGTCTAATGCTTCTCCTGAAGTCATTAAAGCTCTCATACTAGGCATAACACCCAATGATATTATATGGTTTTTAAGATTTTCCTTTAATGCTTTTGTTAATACATATTTATGCTTTTTATTTAAATGTTCTGTCATATAGGTAAAATACCTATCTACAGTTTCTGCCCATGTCTCTCTTCTTTGCTCATCTTCTTTCCATCTTGCATAGCGAGATAAGGCTATAAAATTTTGATAATCTGTAGGTAAATAATTGTTAGTCATATTTTTTTTCTCCTATTAATACTTTTATATTTTTTAATTTAAATCCATCTACTTCATGAACTAAATCGCTTAAATAATCTTTAATTTCTTCATCTATTCTGTCATCTGAAGGCATGGGATAAACTTCCTCGTCTACTTCTAGTGTTAGCATTACTTTAACTTTCATTGTTCTCTAACACATCTATTAACTCATTAAGATACCATTGTGCTTTCTTTAAATCTTCTGCACCATTCTTATACCTGTATCTCCACAAATATTTCATAATATTGCCTTGTAAGTAATATTCAAACCCATCATCTGTCATAGCTTTAATGGCTTCAATGGTTTCTATTCCTGCCTTGTTATAATGAGGTGGGTGATTTACCATATCTTCTTTTATTTTACCTGATAAAAACTTTGGTTGATTACCTTCCATTTTTTTCTTTAATTCTTCTGCCACTTCTCTAATCCTTTCTCTTATCATATCTCTGTATTTCATTTAATGACTTTTCTTAAAATCAACTTTTATTATATTACCTAATATAGTTTTGTCAACCCCATTAGCACTTTTCTTGTTATCATTATTATTTTCTTCAGGTGTGTGTAAAAACTTATATACCCTATCTCTTAATTTAGGGTCTTCTTCCATTAAAGTCATTGCTGCACATGTCAGTTGACATAATTGCTCTAATTCAAAATAGCTATCGTCTGTTATATTAGTTTTTCTAGCATTTATTGCTAACTGATACACCCCTTTCCATTCTCCATCATCCGTAATATCAGGTATAATTTCAACAAAAAATTGATTTCCTTTATTGTCAAATTTTATCATATGCTTCTCCTTATTTTTTTACCTGAAAATTTTATAAATTCAGGATGTTTATTTTTTCCTTTTTCTTTAAGCCAAAATTCAGGTATAACTCTGTCACTATATTTAAACTTATACTTTTCACACCATTGACCATATGTAGACTTTGCACCTTTTTGTAATTTAGCTTTGCTATTAGTAAACACAAATCTTATATCTAACTTTGGGTGTTGCTTTTGTATAGCTATATGTTTACGTCTGTCTGATGCAATAAATCTTCCTTTTGTTTCTATTATAATACCATTATGTAAAATAAAGTCAGGGGTATAGGTGCGATAACATAAATCTTCCCATTCTATCTTAATAGTTTCGTAATCAAACGTATACTTATTATCTGATAGATATAAAGATATAGTACGTTCTAACCCACTCCTATACCCATGCTTTAAAGCACTACGATATGCTTTAGTCTTAGACACTATAGTAGTCTTCGCCAACCTGTAAAAGGATTAAATTCATAAGAGTCCTGAGAATAAACACCAAGAGCTTTCATTTCTTCTTTAACTGCTTCGTCTGCTAATTTTTTAGCTTCCATAGCATCTCTTAAACCTTTCGTTTTCATTTCACGATAAGTTTTTTTAGCTTCGGCTAATTCCTTTTCCATATGCTCAATATCCTTTTTAAGGTCTTCTATTTTTTTATCACTCATTATTTCTCCTTCCATATTTTTTTTGCCTCTTCTTTTATCTTACCATTCCACATCCATGAATCAAAATTAGGATAGACAAGAGAGGCTAACTCATGTTTATCATTACTGATAGACAAAAATTTCTGAATACTAAAAGCAACCTTTTTAAGTTGTTTCTTATAGACAGAAAGATTTTTAAGTGTAAACTTTTTATGCTCTTTTGGTGTAGCAAAAAATAAATCTACACTACTGTTTGGGTATGCCATAGAATATAATGCCATTTGTCTATTTTGTGCCTCTGTAGGTTTATAAGGCATTCTAGTTGATGTCTTTAAATCTACAATTTTATCTTTAAATCTAAAATCTATATAACCCATAATAGGAACAGGCATATCATCAAAAGGCACTTCAACTTTTTCTTGGTACTCTTCTAAGTCTTTATAGTTAAAGTTTTTATCAATCACCTCACCAAATTTATTTAGTAAGTTCCTTTCTTTTTCTACTTTAACATCACCCAAATCAATCATTGATTCTGTACACATAGTCATAAATTTCATCTCTAATAATTTATAATCAAATGTTCCTGTTTCATATTTATTAGCTAAAACAGATTCTTGCACAATGCCTCTTACTGCACCTGCACCACTACTTGATTTAACTCTAAAGAGATACCTAGCTACCCACATAGGCATATCGCTTATGTAGGTATTAATACTGCTAGGTGACAAATAATTAATATTATGTACTTTAAATGGATTATTGCTTTTCATCAGTCTCTAGTTCTACATCAATGAATTGCTCCACAGTTTTTGCATCTTCTTCTGATACGTCTCCTTGACGTTCTGCAACCTGTTCATCCCATTTTCTAGTCACATTATCATTATGTGCCTTAATCCAATCTAAGAAATCTCCAAACATTTTATGGTCATCTTCAGATATTTCTGCCTTTTTAGTGTAGTCTACTTTCAAAAGAGGCTTGTAGTATTTTTCACCTGTGCCACTAGTGTAGTAATTTTCTGTATCATATAATTCTATAACATGTTGAAGAGGCAGTCTCTCCATTTTTAAGAATCTAGAAAATATGTCTCCCATATCTTTGTAAAGAATGTTACTTCCAATCTCCCATATAGTAGGAAACTTAGGTAAATCCCCTTTAACCTCTTTACCATCTACAAGTTTTACAGGTTTCTCTAACTCTAGAGTTCCAAAAACTGCCCTTTGTCTTTTAACAGCTTTTATTATAGCTTTAGTTTTTTCAGGTAGAGCCTGAAAGTCTTTCACATACCCTGTAGGTTTTCCACAATTAAAAGTTCCATAGTCATCTTTTAAATCTATATTTAGATTATCTGCCATTATAGTAGTAGAATATCTATTTATATCTTGGTAATATCTTTTGTACAAAAACCTTTGCAGAAAAGGTCTAAACTTAGCTTTCTCTGCATAGTAATAAGTATTTTCCTCTCCTACATTCTCAAGCAAAAGACTACCTGCTTTAACTAAAACCTTATCATCTCCTATTATAGGTTTATGTTGTATCTTTAGTCTATTTAAAGTATTAACTTTTTTCTCACCACTACTAACAGGCAAACCCATTGCCCTTGCCATAGTGGCATAATTTTCAGTATTTATCGTTACTAATTCACTCATATTTAATTTCTCCTTTCAAAAGAATAATAGTTATATCACACAACATCTGTAGTGTCAAGCCAATTATCCCCCATTTTTGCTTCTAATAATAAGGGAACATTAAAGTCTAACGTAAACTGTTTATTAACTAAACCTAGTAGAGAATTATTAATGTTACGAATCATATCAAGAACATTATGTATCTCTAATGGGTGTATATCAATAACTATAGAGTCATGTACTGTATTTACCACACATGACTGGTACTTGTCAAGTGCTTCAATAATATTTAACAAAATTAATGGAACTATATCTGCAGTAGCAAAAGATTGAACAGGATAATTTTTTATTTGTGTAAAATATGATACAGTTCCATTAGACCTTCTCTCCACATCAGGAAAAGCAAATTGCCTACCTGATGGTGTCGTTATCATACCTGTTTCTAAAGCCTCTTTAGCCAATCTGGAATGCCATGATGCGATACCTTTGTACTTTTGCGTGAACTGTTTATAATATGTAGCTTCAGCATTCGTTCTCCCAAATCCTGTTGCTCCGTAGAGGGGTGCAAAGGTATGTGCTTTCCCTTCTTGCCTAGTCGTTTTCTGACCTGCCTCACTAATAACACTAGCAGTATAACTATGCACATCAAATCCATTTTTAATCTCCTCTATTGCTATTTTATCTTGAGACAAATAAGCTGCAGTTCTAAACTCTAACTGTGCAAAGTCTGCCTCTAATATCTTGCCACCTTTCCAACGTGATACGAATACCTTTTTAACAGGAAATGTACCACCTCTAGGCATATTCTGCATATTAGGGTCTGCTCCACTAAACCTGCCTGTGGCAGTTCTATGTTGTAATAATCTAACATGAAGCATACCATCAGGTTTAAGATGTGTATTAATGCCCTCAACAAAAGAAGACAAATATGTTTCTAGTGCAGACAATCTCTGTAAATCAGTTAGAAAGTTTACTGCATTAGTCATACTATTTTTTCTAGCTACACTTCTTATGGTATCTAAGTATGCTTTGTTTATAGTAAAGCCATTAGCACTAACCCATTTAGAATTTGGTGCAGAAAATCTTAATCCTGCCACTTCATCTGTATTGTTAAACAAATACCCATGTGTACCACATGAAATACATCTACTTGGTTTAGAATATAAGTTACCATCTTTTTTAACTTTTCTGATGTACCCCTCTCCATTACAATCTACACACTTAACTGCTTTAGTCTTATATACTACACTAGAATACTCTTTAACATTATCTTTATAATCCTCTTTATTCATATAAGGTATAAAGTTATTCGCCCACATAGCCTTATCTTTAGGCTTCCTACTATAGATGACCCAAGACATTTGTTCAGGACTACTCAAATTAATAGGTGTATCTCCCATTAAATTTCTAACCTGTTCCTTTAATCTATTTTCAACATCTGCTTTTTCTTGCTCAAATTCCTCACGTACTTCTTGTAATTTATCTTTGTCAACTGCAAATCCCTTACAATATATTTTTGCTAAAGCAACAGACACTCTATTAGTAAGCAATATGGATTCATATAAACTATGATAATCTGTGGTAATTAATTTTTTATATAATACATTAGACAGTTGTTGAGTTGCTTTTAAATCTGCTAACAAATATTCAGATAACTCATCTCTAGGTATTTCATCTACCCCCATATCTTTAGCAAAGTATTGTTTAAGGGTATCTTGTTTCTTGGTTTCTAAATTATATCTCTCTGCACAAGCCTCTAAAGAAGATGCCTGTTTAATACCTCTTTGCATTACATACTCAACAAGCATGGTATCAAATACTATTCCATCATATTTAAAGCCACATTCCCAAAGCCACATCAAGTCATAAGCAATATTATGTCCTATTAAGACTGTTGCTTTATCTAACAACTCTTGTATATTATTAGGCTCATCCCTGTCCATGTTAAATAAATAATGTTGTCCATTATCATCAAGACAACCCACCATAACCAATTTATTAGTTGGCTCAAATGGGTCAAGATGCATCTTACCATCTCTCTTCGTTGTTGTATTTTCTACGTCAATCGTTAGTTTCATTTAATTTTTCCTTATGTTTTTCTAAATATATAACTGCTTTTTCTAGTATTGTCAAGTCATCAGAAAATCCACCTAAACCTGTGTTGCATTTATGACACACCCAACCTCTAAATGTATTAGTATCGTGACAATGGTCTAATACCCAATTTTGTAGTCTAGTTTGCCCATGCTTACCTAACTCTTCTAATGTCCTATCACAAATAGCACACGAATAATCTTTATCAGGGTATTCATTTTCTTTACGTAACTTATTTAATACTTCTTTATGTCCTTTTCTACATGACCTGCAAGTTCTCTTTATTTCACCTGCTTTCATAACAGAATAGTGTGTTATGGGTTGTCTTATATTACATTTTATACAGACAACCCCATCAACAAATGGATTTTCTTTATGTGGCAATTCCTTAAATAAATTAAATTGTGTCATACTTCATACCTTCCTACTTTATAATTAAGGTTACAATGAACGACACCATGCCATCCTGTAAGTTTATTCTTTACCACATTTAAATGCCTTTGTAAATCTTCTTCTGTTTCATCTTGTCGTGGTGGATTCTTTGCAATTAAAATCATAAGGTCTGCTTCTGCTGCCTTTCCTGTTCTACTGCCTTCCATCATGCTTTGATTAAGTAACACCTTACCCTCTGCATCTGCAGATAATTGTGACATATAAAACATAGCACACTTATGCTCTTTGGCAATCATACGAGCATGAACTGCATTAGCTTTTAATGCCTCATCAGTTCTAGCAAAGCCACCTGTTCGTGCAAACTTATCTCCCATGTCTAATATAACTATATCAGGTTTGTATGATTTACACACACTCTCCACCCATGACATGTCTCTACCTGTAGCATCTTTAATCTTTATATTATCTTTTACAGAAGCATACAAATCCCTAGCTTTACTAGGATTAGCTTTTATCTCTCTCATTGTCATACCTGTTGATGCAGTTAAGTATCTAGCACCTACTCTATGACTTCCTTCTTCATTACATAAGATAATACAATTAGCACCTTGTTGTGCCAATCCATTTGGTCCTGCCAATAAACTCGCATGAAAAGATGTCTTACCTGTGTTAGGTCTAGCACCTATTTCAATTAAGTGTCCTGAATTTATACCCTCTACTTGTCTAGTAAGAGCAGGAACATTGAAAGACCAACGTGCCTCTAAATCATTTTTAGCTAATAGTGTTTCTATCTCCATGTCATCCCACTCCACATTTAAATTAGGTGTAAAATCATCTCCATACATTTCAAGTATATTTCTTATAGGTTCTAGAGAAGAATGAGAACCATTCACGTAATCAAATCCTATGTTAGCAATATCCTCTCCAACAATTTGTTGGAATAGTTTTGATAAGACTTCCTGTGCCACATCTGCACCCATAGGCTTTTCATTCTTAATTTGTCCAAACAAAGAACTATAGGCTTGTTTCTGAGCAGTTGTCATAGACGGATTGTTAGACACAAACAATGCCTCAATCTCATCAGGTGTAACACTACGTTCATATCTACTCATAGCCGAATCTATAGCCTGTTTTATTTTTCTGATGTCCTTACTAAATAATCTATCAGGACATTTTGCTCCACGATGGTCATCATAAAAAGATTTATCCATCAGGCTTCGTATTAATGCTAATTCCATAACTGTGTCTCCTTTGGGGTTAATTGTTTCAATTTTAAAATATCTTCCTTTCGTTTATATTTAATGTCATCTTTTAAATTTAGTATCCTTACATCCTTAACATAAGAACGTAACTCTTTAGCAAATGATAATGTCTTAGGTAGGGCATCAGGGTCAAGTGCTATGATAGTAGTTGAGAACTGCGACAAGAATTGTTTATGTGAATCTGACAATGATGTACCCAACACAGCTACCCCAACATATACATCACTACCTACAACTCCTGCACTTATGCAGTCCTCAACTACGATTGCGATACTACCACAACCAAATGAAAAAGGCAAGTCCGAATTACCATATCTTTTCCATTTAGGTATTTTTCGTAGGATAGACCTACCTGTAGCATCAACAATTCTTCCTTTAGACTTAATAGGAAACACAACTCTGTGTTCCTTAACATCATAATGTAAATCTAGTGCATCAGGGTCAATACTCCATTTGTGACACCACTTAGACACTTCACTTCTTCCAACATGAGAAACTACATATTCAGGTAAAGCAAAGCTATCTCCTTGTTTTGATTCACTTTTCTGTTGTATTGAACGTATGTCATCTACAGATAAATGTATACGTGTACTTCCCTTTACACTACAAGAAGCCTTGTAACAATTCCATAACAAAGAACCCATGTTGTTAGTTACAGTAAATGTTTTATACGATTTACACATAGGACAATTAAGTCTACGTGATTCTCCATTCTCTACATTTAAATGTTCTACATATTCATATATATTAAACATATTATATACTACCTTTCCTTGTCGGCATATACCATGCTTATATCATGGTTTTTATTTTCTGTCAAATTTTTTCTTTGTTGCCATGCTAAATTAGCACTAGTAAAAGTATTTTTCATATATGGTTTAACAGATTGTGGATTAGCATGACCTGTTACTGACATAATGTTTCCCATAGACACTCCTGCATCTACCATTTCAACTGTTCCTGTCCTTCGTAAGTCACTCAATCTAAGCTCATTAGAGAGTCCTGCAGAGGTCATAATCTTCCTAGCTATGATTGGTAGTTTAGTAAGCGAATAAGGCTTGTAGACCCCCTTAAAAGCTCTTGGGCGAGGTACTACATACTTCTGAAACCCATAGTCTTCTTTTTGTTGTATTAGCATCTCACATAACTCATCAGATATAGGTAAAAATACTTCTGCTCTTCTCTTTGATTGTTCAATATGTATCCTTTTTTCATCTAATTTTAAACTAGACCATTCAAGTAATCTCATATCGCCAATTCTTTGACACCATTCATATGCCATCTGAGCAATTAGTCCTATGTTCCTAGTCTTAAAATCAGAGTAGGCAGTATCAAGAAACCTGATAACGTCATCCTTTGACCAAACAACTTTTCTATGTGCAACGACACGTTTCTTAATATTACTAAATGGATTCATCACACAATGTTCCATATTTATTCCGTAATTAAGTAACACTCTAATAACAGACATAAGATGATTAGCAAACGATACACCTCTATCACACCATTTATTGTAAGATAACTTAGCAAGTTTGGTGGTCAAGCTAGACAGTTTATAACTGCCTAACTCTTTATTATCAACCACACTTGTTGAAGAAACTATACCCAAAAAGTATTTATATTGTGCTTTAGTTTCTTCTCGTAAGTTATTGTATTCAAAGGATAAATAGTACTCCTTGAGTAAGTCTTGAACTTTCATTATGCTGCCACTAAAGATTTAAATTGAGGTGAAGAAACCCACTTAGCAACTTCTTGCTCTCTTCTCCACATAGTTTCTGCTCTCGTATCAAAACCTGTGTTACGAATATTGAAACCATTTCTCTCATCTGCGTATGATGCATAGTTAGTGAATGCAGAGTATAAGGCAAAAACATTTTTACCTCTCTTTGCTATTTCTTGACAGGCTAGTTCATACATCTTCTTAGATATTTTCTCTGATTTAATAATGCTATCAAGTAAAATCTTACCATCTACATTTAGAGGTGTATCTGCCCACTTCTGCATCATCTGACAACGAATATCAAAGTTAGTTTTAGCATCTCTTACTTCCTGTAGTAACCTCTCTAAAACAAGACCACTTGTATTCTTTCTTTTGATAGCCTCAAACTCTCCACCAATCTGTCCATTGGAACAATAGCTATCTATAGCACCAAAGTAAACTTGGTTAGAACATGAGCCATCTATACCATGCAGAGCAATCATTCTTTCATTAATCTCTGTCTTATGTCTAGATGTAACAATCGTATGCTTTACATTAGGTAATATAATATCTATCAAAGCAAAAGCTGAATTACGAGCAGTAGATATTTTAACTTTAGCACCATCAAGGTGGTGAGGTAATCTATTCTCTTGTATAACCTTTTTGATACCATTGAAATAATCAAGGTGGTTAATAGATTTAAATTTATCGCCAACAATACCTAGATAATCTCCTGTTACAGAGTTCCTTACGTATCGTTTACCTGTAAATTTAGTATCTTCATATTTTACTTTGAAGTCTAGGTTAGTTCCCTCTAATTCAAAGAGGTTAGTTGTGTATGTATCTAATGGCATTTTTATTTCCTTTCATAAAATGTGTCATAACTTATGACATTTGGTTAAGTGATACTTTGTTATATAACAACTAGGAAGGCTTGTCAAGTTTATTATTATGTTTAGCCTTCCTTGTATAAGAACCTTTGCCCTTTTTAGGTGGCACAACATATGTCTGTGACCTTCTTCTAAAAAGAGCCAATGCTCTAGCTATTGGATTTATTCTTCTTATCATTCTTAAACCTGTAACTTCTCCATCTGTTCACATGATTATGCTCACATTTAGGAAGTTCTAGATTAAATATTTCTGATAATAAATACTCAAATCCACCCATAGCACATAGTTGCTCATATCGTATAGGACAAGTATCCATTACATCATTATTTAATTCTTTTAATTGATTCATGCTCTCAAGGATTCTTTCCTTTTGGCTATCATTTATTTTTATATTCATAGTTCACTCCTTTAATATGTTTCATTTATAATAGTGAAGAAGATTGCTAGTGCGAAAAACACTAGCATAATCTTATCATAATCATCAGGTTTCATGATTAACTGCCTAACAATATCTTGTTTAGTAAATCAATAATGTGGTAGCATAATACTATTCCCCACATTTCTAACCCAATAATAACTAACTTACCATAGTCCAAATCAAAAGGTGTTCCCTCTCCATATTTTTCTCTGTGTAAGTTAAACATTTCTAATATTTTATGTATCATTTTTTACTCCTTTCTTTATTTTTTCTAGTTCAATCCGTTCTAGAATGTTTCTCTGTAACATATACTCTGCAACTTTAACTACATATTCAAGGTGTTCTTGAAATTCACTACTCTGTAAATACTCTTTTACCTCGTGCTTAATTAATTTCTGCAAAGCATCTGCTACTTCCTTATTTAAGATGTTTGTCATAATAAGGTTTTAGGTCATCATTAGAATATATTTCAACTTCTTGTTTGTTTTGTTCAACAACCTTAAAGTCACTAACAAATATATCCCTCTTATCATCTTCTCCCACTTTATATGGGATAAAGATGTTCAGTCTAGCATCTTTGTTACATTTCTGCAACTGCTTAATTAGTTCATGCACTCTCATTAGCATATCCTATAAATAAAAAGCCACCATCATTACCTTCAGGGTCACGACTAACCTCTACTTTAATATCTTTATAATGTGGTGCAGTTAAAAGAAAGGCAGGAAACCCATCATCTCCCTCACCTAAATATTTCTTTATCTTATATCCCTCAAGTTGAGAGTAATATTCATTCATTCTGTCATTAGTCATTTTTTATTCCTTTCAATATATGTGCTATGACATCTACAGTCCAACCATTTCCAATCATCTTGTATCTTTGAGTTTTGGAAACACCCTCTGTGTAGTTGTCAGGCAGGGTTTGTAATCTCTCACACTCAATCGGTGTAAGTTTTCTCCACGTCATACCTTCTACAACAACATTATCTTTCATGATGGTAGTAAGGCAATTTGTCTTGTCATCACTTCGTATCTCTACTTGTGGTGTCAAAGGCAAATCCATTTGGTAATCTCTACGAACTCCTTGTTCATCTAATCTACGATTGACAATCCTACCACCCTTTGCAGAGTAGGTCGCAACCTTTGGTTCTCTATTGCCACCTTGCATAGTGAGTAGGGTAGGTGCTTTGCCTTCCATATGATAGACTTCTTTCGTTGCCCTGTAATTGTAGTGAGCATATTCTTCTGCCATACCTACAGGTATCAGTCTGTCAACAATAGTCATGCCATTGTTACCTGCACCCTTATACATTGATGCAGTTGTGCATAAAGATTTCTGCAAGGGATTCTTATGATGCCTAGCATTCCTCTCATTGATAGGAACAGGTGGCTCATTGTGGTCTGTCTGTAGTATATCTTTCAAGACTAACCC